TCGGTTACTGCAAGAGTAGCCGCCTTACCTGCTGAAGTTGTTCCGAAGTTTAGTGCAGTTCCAAGTGTTGCCGCGGCTGACGCGACAATCTTTGTTCCGCCTACGATTAGTACAGATGCTTCTGCACCTGAAACTGGGTTGTTCTGAAGAACTCCGATTGGGACATCTGTTGCCGCCGCGGCCGCAATTACCTGTCCTGATGAGTTCAACTTAACGAATGTGTATTGCTTTGCTGACAAATCCGCACCAGCAACAAAGGTTGCTCTTACGGAATAATTATTAATCTCGTATGCCATGTTTATTTAGCACCCTTCTCGGTGAGGTATTGCTTGTAAAGGTCTGTGTTCGCTAGTGCGGCATCAGCCATTGCAACTTCAAATGAAGGTGCTACGCCTGATTCAACTGCCGCCTTTGCTAGTGCAGTCAGACGGTCGTAAGCATCCACTGCGGATGAATCGACAGACTTTCCAATTTCAGCAAATAGGTTTGATGTTTTTGCTTGCTCATTGACTGCACTTAAAATGCCTTCAATGCTTTTTGCTAGGTCTTCGTCAATTAGTGATAAACGACGAAGTGCTGGACCGACCTTCTCTGCTTCCAAAGGAAGATTGTTCCAATTCTTTGCTTTTGTGATTGAGTCGGCATCTGCTCGCTCATCACGTTCTTTCTGAAGAAGTGCAATTGCTTCGTCGGCGCGAGCCTTCTCAACTGCGACTGCCTTCTCAACAGATTCCAATGACTTTTCCATATACATTGGCTTCTTTGACATTTTCATTTCTTTCATGCGTTTTGCATAATCTGCATCTGACTCGTCTGGCATTTGAGCCATTGCATCAGCCTTAGCGGCTTTTGCTTTTGCAAGTTCTTCTTCAAGTCCTGCGATTATTGCATCTTGGTCTTCTGCTGGAGACTCAGTTGGTGTTGCTTCTGCCGCTGGGGCTTCTACAACTACTGCGTCCTCAGTTACAACTGTGCTTTCATCGGACACTGAGTCCTCCTTAGTTATTGTTGTTTCGGTTATTGAGTCAATGACTGCTTCGATTTCTTCAGCGTTTGCGGATTTCATTACGAGCCAACCTTCGGAAAGGTGTGCCGGATGGTCCACGCCGCTTGTTTCATCAACAGCAAGGCGTACCATTTTTGTTGCCTTCGCCATATTTCCTCCATACTGGGCATTATTCATTTGAGTAAATAATATAACCCAACCTTGTAAATCGGTAGTAAAAGGCTATCACGCGGGTAAGTGTTTCTTAGGCTTGAAACACATGAAATGCACTTGGGGGTGAAACCCTTATTGATTAAATTGTGTCCCGCGAATTGTTGTAGAGGCGGCCCGGGTAACAGCAAAAGCGGTGTCTTTACCAATCTGAACAGAAAGAGAATCTTGCGTAGTTACCGTCTTAACAATTGCATGACGAATTCTGCCAGCCGTGGTTTTAACATGAATGGCAGTACCCGTTTGAATCTTTTTAGCCATGATTACTCAGATGCTAACTTGTGCTTACCTGTCTTTGAAGATGCCGCAACTGTAACTGTTGCTTTGTTTCCCTTACCATAAACAACTACGAGTGTTGTTTGGTTTGTTACGGAAGCAATACGAGCAGGACGAATTGCACCGCTTGTAGGCTTTACCATGATTGTCTGGCCTTTACGAAATTTAATCATTTAACTGGTCCCCCTGCTATCCAAGCATCACAAGTTCTTGATGATGCACATTTGAAGTCGAATGCTTCGCAATACCCAAGATTACCAGCGTTGATTGTGTCCCATGCGTTTTCCTTTGAAGAATCGCCTGCGGCAAGTCCTTTTTCGATACAAGCAAGCATTTCTTTTGTTTGAACAAAAGCCGCACAATTACCGCAACGAGAAGTCTTCGCTTCTTTTACTGTGGTTTTAAATTGGTCTGCCTTGGCCTGCCAGTAATCAGCATTTGGCTCTGCCGGATTCAGCGGACCATAGTTTGCATCCTTGATTGCCTTTTGTCGGTTCTTTAAATTTGTGGCTACATTCTGAGTAGCGGTAGGACAGGTTGCCTTCGTGATTTGATAGATGTGAGCATGTTTATTCATTTTTGTCCTATGGTCGCATTAAGGCTTCGCCAAGGAATTTGGCTTCTTGCCTTATGTCTTTAATTTGAAACGCTAACGGTGTTTGTCTTCCAACAACTTTATTGGCGGCGCTATCTAAAGCCTGATGAGCGTTTAGAATTGCTTGACCGCTACCTTTTGGTGTTGGCGCTTTAGCCGCGGCAGATAGATGCACTTTGGCCTGTGATATGTCTCCAGCGATTTTTGGTTCTTTTGGTAGAGCATCAATCTTGGAATTAATAGCGTCTAACTTAGGAGTCAGATTTCTATGTAAAGCCGCGGAACCATCGGTACGCATAGGGGCGCTCGCGCCCGCGCCCCCGGAGGCAAACTGTCCATTTGCTCCATGATTTGTGTTGTACTTTTTTACAATAGAGACTACGTATTCGTAAAGAGCAATAGCCATTATAAAGTCTCGCTAAATGTTGCCTTGAGTTGCCATTCCCACTTCTCAAGCATGTTAATGCGGTCGGCAAGGAAATTCATAAGACCTTGTTCATCTGCGGTTGTTGCTAATTCAAAACAAGTTTCCGTACATTCTTCGAGGGCTTCAATAGCGGTGTACAAATCCTTAACCATTTGAATAGCATTCATAGGCTTAACCATGGCATCTGGGATATCACGATTATTTATAAAATCTGAAAGTTGGTAATCAGCGTCTGTATCTAACTTAAGAAGCCATTCGGCTGTCGGGTCAATTGCACCATAGAGGTCTTCATATATTTCTTGAAAAAATTCGTGGTAAGCCGCAAAGTTAATACCTTTGACATTCCAGTGATATCCATGAGCGCGGAAATAAACGCTGACGCTATTAGCCAAAAGAGTATGCAGGCTGGTAATCAAATCAACAGGAGTTTCCTCCATGTCCATTTGTTCTCTACCCGTGTCTTCAGTCTGTACTAATAACCAGTCCTCAGCCATTGTCAACCTTTCAGTTCTGGTCCGGAATCTCGTTAGGGATATCGAACTCGCCGCCCTTGGCTCGAATTTCTTCAACTTGCTTTGTTATAAGGTCCCATTGTGCCACCTCTTTAGCACTTAAAGGTTTCAAAAGTGATTCGTTTTGAGTTTTACCTAAAAGTATTTCAAGATACATGCGCTCTACCCGTGGTTTGTTAGTAGCCATTATTCATTACCTTTCGCTAGAAAGTCGTTGTAAGCCTTTGGGTCAATAACGTCAATTGCTCCACTTGCTCCTGAAAGAATCAAACGAGGCTTTCCTTTAGTTGTCGTGTCATATAACTTAACGCTGTCAAATTTGTGTGCAATTGCTGGAAAAGTTTGAGAAACACCAACGTGGGTTGCTCGAACAACTTCATCTGGTACATATCGACCAGTCACATCGCCGCGGGCTCTTGCATTTTTTATTGCTAAGTCCGTTGGCAAAGTTACATAGTTGGCATCTACTTTATATCCAGCACTGCGAGCGGCATCAATCTTTTTATTCATAGAAGCGGGCGAGGTATCTCCGGTTCCATCGAGTAAAACATTTTGTTGTCTTTCAAATGCCGCGGCCTGTGTGCGCTTTGCAAGATACGAAGATTCCTCATGTGTAAATTGCGCTCTGCTACTTCCAGCGGTCTGCCATTCAGGTAATTTCTCTTTGCATAGGTCTGCGTTTACTTCAACTGAATTAGGGGCAATTGTGACTCCACCATCGGCAATGATTGAAGACTTGCCCGCGGCTGGTCCGCCACCCATAACTGTGTAAGTTGGGTTATCAGAACTTGGTACACCTTCAACTGATTCTTTAACAATTTTGTCATGTAGCGCTTGACGTTCAGGAGTAAACATATAGTTACCATTGGCATCTTTAACAATATGCTCAGAGGCAGAACCGCCTTGCATTTCAGCAACTGTATCTTGAGAGAGTGGGATATCGCCCATACCTTTACGGGGTTTAGTGCTAGGAGCAACCATCGCACCTGCCCCGCCGCCCGCTCCACCGGAAGCAAATCGACCGCTCGCATCGTGATGAGGGTTGTACTTCTCAACAGGCTCGGTCACAACAGTTAAGTCACCCGGCTTCATAGTAAATCTTTCGCGAGCATCCATTAATCCACCACCTTAAATCTGTGTACTTCTATAACTTGGTCTTTGCTTAAAAATCTATATTCTGGTCCGCGGTATCTCATCTTGGTATTACGAGGCATAAGGAATTCTTTCTCATGCTCGGCAATAGGTTGTCCGGGGAACATGCGTGGCATGTAAATCCCTTTTCCTTTGCTCGTCTCAATCTCCATAATCGATTTCTTTCCACTCGATACGGTTGCTAGACTTAGTAAAAGAATACCATTATCGGGGTGAGTTATATCTGCCGCGGTTGTAGAAGTGAAACCCTTATCCATATAAACACCGCCTTCCTTCAAACCTTTAATTGCATCCGCGCTTGTTGTCCGCCAAACCAATTGTCTTCCAATAGGGGGAGCCATCTCAATTGCGTGGTCTAAGCCAACGACATCGGCGGATTCAGAATAAGGTCCTCCGGTTTCAATAGAAACATCGTCTTTTCTCAACCTATCGTTTACCGCTGTTCCGGTCCCCAAGTAATGTCCTAGGGCCGCTGTTGACTGGTCGCCTGTGTGAGCAATGTTGAACTCATCTTCTGTTCCAGTTGCATAGACTTTATCAACTTTTCTTTCGAAGGACCTTAAAAGAAGGTCTCCCTCACCAACAACTCCCCCGCCCCCGCCTCCGGAAGTGAATCGACCATCGGCACCGTGGTTGGGATTGTATTTAGCAAACTTTAAAAAGAAATCTTCTACTGGCTCATCTGAAAGTAAATGCTCGTAATAAGACTGCATTTGTTTGTTATCAAATTGTTGAATTAACTGAGCAAAATGAATTGACTGTTTAGCAGTAATCATTAGAGGTTCTCCTTTGCTACCGTCAGCATAGACCTATCTAAAATTACAAACACACCCGAGCCTTTACCATGAACAGAACCTGCATCGTAATACTGATATCCCTTGCTTGCCAAGGCTCTGCCTAAATCATTTGATTGGTGAGCGTTCATACTTGTATCTTTGCTAACCCTGTCGGCAACAGATTTTACGGTTTCTCTGACAACATCCCTTGGGGCGCGTAGAGCAGTTTGGGGGATAAGCATTGCCACAGTAACCCCGTTACCCCTTCTGTCATACGCATCATCTTTCATGTTTGCGTAAGCAACGGCGGCGTCTATTTGAGTAGTGGAATAAATCCCATTTCCATAAACTCCAAACCCAGCGTGATAATCTCCACTTCTTAATTCATCCGCTCCTCGAGCCCCGGTCAAAGTGACTTGTTCTCCGTTTTGAGCATAATCTGCTATCCCTCTGTAAACAAGCAGACCGCCTTCTTTGCTTTGAACTTCCATCAGGTCTGCTTGAGTTTCTACTAATTTTGGCTTACCGTCAAAACCTTGTTTTTGCGCAATAATTACTAAAGCCGTGTCTTCTTGACCACTACCATTTTTTTGATTTTGCGCCTTCATATCATCTCTGATTTTTTCTGTCTCTGCATTTCGCACAAGTCGTTTAGTTCCTTTTTCAAAAAAAACATCTTCTAATTTTTTAGTTATGTCTTTTCCGGGACCGCCAATTACACCCGTACCAGTGCCACCGCCCCCGGCCCCTCCAGAAGCAAAACGTCCTGCGGAGTCGTGGTTTGAGTTGTATTTTATTACAGGTACTGAGTCATCAATAAAAGGGCGACCACCAAATAACAAATCAAAATCCAGACCAAAATCTGCGGCTTTTTGAATGACGTGTGGCTCAATCATTTTGACTTCCACAACTGTAAAGTTTTTGGGCGCTTGTTTAGACCAACTTGAATAAACAAGTCTGTCTGTATTTCCAAACCCAATTTTTCTATCATCTGTGAACTTTAACGTATCTGTTGCAAGAGATTGAATGTTTCCTGATTTAACGGTATTCCAAATATGTTCTGCCTCGGCAGGGGAGTATCTGATTTTGTTGTATGTGGCTACTTCAAAATGGGGAGCGCTACCATCAGTGTATTGAATCTTTCTAGGTTCAAATACGCCGCGGCTCCAATAAGGGGCTTGGACCTTACTCACACCAACAACCTCAAATTTTCCACTTGTTACTACTTCGTGGTCGGCTGGGTACCAACTGTTTTTTGCTGATTGTGAAATGCCTTTGGCTCCCGGTTGAATTTTTATCAAAACGCTGTCAGTGCCGCTTGCTACTCTGTCGGCGGCATACCATGAAGCAACACCTAAAGAACGAGTTGTTGATACGAGAGGCATGTCCACTGTATCGCCGGGTCTTAGATTGGTAAATTGTTTTACAAGGGCTTGTGAATCTGGGTCTGTTGCGCTCGCTACTATTCCTCGATAAAGCGCTGGTTGATTTGGAGTTCCGTTGGCAATTGCAGTAACCATTGACTCCGCTTGTTTTTGTGCAGTTTCATTTGATGAACCGCCAAACCCGCGCTGTGTTAAATAATTTAATTGTCCCCCCGGGGCTAAATCACTTTTAGGAACATCAAGTCCTAGTTTTTCTCCAACATGCTGTCTGTATAAATCAACGTATTGATTTCCGTCAACGCCGTGTTCCCAGTTGTCCCAAGTCTTTGCATCTACGCCACCAGCATTTTTAGGACTTGCCGGGACTGGAGCATTTGGGTCAAAATTTTTTAAATCTTCTTCAACCGATAATCCTGCACCTCCACCCGCTCCGCCACTGGCAAAACGACCATTGGAATCGTGGTGCGGATTAAATTTTGCTAGGTTACTTCGGCTTCTCGAGGCCGTCCCAGATATCTTTAGCGAACGCATCTATCTCAGCGTCCGTCATTGTTGAAATGTTGGTCGGGATTTCCACGACTTCCAACTTCTTTTTTTGTGACACCTGTACCTCCAGTTTGTACTTCTGCAAAGTTTGCTACATCCCAAATCGAAATTTGGTCGCGGGACTGTCCCGCGGTTATTGCCGCACCTTTATCTAAAATGTTTTCGGATACATCCAGATACACTTTTCCATCCTCAGTATTATGCCATAAACCTAGGTAGTTCTTTCCGGTCCCTAAATCGGCTTTGTTCTCTTTCATGTAATCAGCCAGAATCTTAGGCCCTTTTTGTGGGTCATAAAAATCCTCCGCGCTTACGGTCTTTCCGTATTCAGTTCCTTTAGCAACCATATACCCGCTAGTAGGTTCTGAGCCATTGACCATATTGACCGATAGGCCACCATTGGCTTTAACGCGCTCTAGGATTGAGGAGGCAACTCCGGCCCCCATTCCTCCACCGCCTGAAGCAAATCGACCGCTCGAATCGTGATGAGGATTGTATTTCTGAAGGCTAACTACTTTTTTTTTAGCGTGGACATCTTGTGTCCTACCAAAGTTTTTGTTTCTTTGCCGCCTTGGTAAATTCTAATTAAAACGGCAGGGTCCTCTTTGGTTGCGTTAATACTAAATTTTGAATTGGGTATTCCTAAAACTCCGTCGCGCATAATGTGTTCGATTTTGCCTTCGGCTTTTCCTCCTGATGAATTCCAAGAAACCATATCGCCAACTTTAAAAGTAGATTCTTTTGTGACGGGCGCGGCAAAATAATCATTTATGCGCACTGGGTTATCTGACATTTAATTTTCCTCCGGCAAATCTACTAACAGTCTTTCCGCTTTCCCACCAATAGAATACCCTGTCAACTTACCCTTTTTAACTAATTCCCACGCCCAAGGTTCCCACTGGACTCCCATAAAAACTGTTCCCGTTGGATATGTGTACTCGCTCATAGTTCCATCGGCTTTTGTTATTGGGACCGTTACTGGGTAAGGCCATGTCATTGTTTCCAACCATTCACCCGCAACAACATTTTTGTTATGCTGAAGACGAATACGGCGGTCCCCACTCTTTACATAATTCCATAAAGCGTTTTGAAGTTCTGAAGTATCAGTCCATTCGCCATGAGCGTCGGCTCTATCCGGGATATACCAAGGACCAAGAGTAAATCGCTTTTCGTCGGCTTTGTAAACTGATTCAATCTGCCCATAAGACTTTGCTAAATCGTATTGATTAAAAATCTTTTCGGTCCAAGACTTTGCGGCGTCTCCACCCCATGCGGCATAAGAGACTCGACCCGGAGACGGATATCCTTTTTCGCCGGGACTGTAACCTTGACCTTGAGAGTCAACTGAGTGACGTGCAAGGAAAGATTTCATTCGTGCAATTGTGTCTCGGGATACGCCTTCACCATTGGCTAATTGTGATGCGCGAGCGCGGCCTACATCTGTGAAGTTGTCTCCGGCGAATCCATCTTTAATCCATTGAAGCGCTCGTTTTGCTTCTTCTTGTACCGCTTTAGGAGGAACAAAACTGTTTGGTGTATCAGCCTTAAAAGTTGCCGTCCCACCCTCAGCAACGCTCCCAGCGAGTGACGGCTCGCTCACCTTATCCAGTAAGTTCATAATCTTTGTAAGAATAGATTTACCTAGGTTGTCTGAGACAGCGGGTGCGTCAGAGGGGGTTTGAATTATTTCTTTTGGTCGGACAACCATCATGTATCCACCAATATCAAGCATCTGCAAGACATCGGCAAATTTATATCCGTTATCAATGCCAGTTTGAATGATTTGTTTAACTGGTGTCAAAGATGGGTTTTCACTCTTTTGTAGAGTTTGCAAATCTGTGGTTACGTTATCAATTACAAGAGGTTGACTCCAAGTACCGCATGTGCAATAACAATCCATTCCGGCTTTTTGTACTTCATCTAAAATGTTGTGGTGAACATAAAGTTGCGCTTCAGAAGGCTCGTTTGTTTGATTATGCAGTTTGTAGTGTTGAGCAATAAGCACATCTACGTTTTTGGATAATGTAGGACGCTTGACTCGAACTCTACCCATTCCGCTATCCACATGAACATCACTGACCGTAGGTCCTTCTTTTTGAGTTGCGTCAGGAACGTTTGCGTATAGCGCTCGCTGGTTATTTAAAGCATCTTTACGGTTTGTATGGCAAGCAACCGTTTTTCCATTTTCATCAACGACGGCATAGCCCTTGCAGTCGGCGGCGTCTGTTTTAATTGAATATGGCATAGTTGTATTCTTTCACACTTATTGTTGGAGTACGCCTGTTGGCATACGATTTTGTGCTAAAGGTGAATCCGGCTCCAGTAACGAAATTGAGCAACGGCACATAATGTGCGCATCTCTAGGGTCGAAAATACCATTAGGAAAATACTGATTCCATTGAACACTCATGCCATTCATGGGCATACAAATTGAGCAGGTGCGTTCATCTGTTGAGGTACTCCATCGTTTCATTGATACCGGGCTTGCCCACCCTTGCTCGACACTTTGTTCGAATCCCAACATGCGTCCGGCGTTCTCAGCCTGAAGAATTTCATTGCGGGCAATAACTTTAGACCGTTGAGAAATCATTTTTTTATATTGGCGGTCAACAAGTTCATTCAATTTGGTTTCAAGTTTGCGACCAGATAAACCTTCCTCCATCAAGCGAGCGCGATTGAGGTCCACAAATTTACTGAGAGTTACTTCTTGGCGCTTAGTCAAATTAATAACAGAACGAAGTTCTCTAGCGGTATCGTAAACAGGAATTTTTTCTTCAAAGGCGCGGCCTACGATTGCTCTTACTTGGTCTTTCATTTGTCCGGTCATATTTGTAACTAATCTTGCTGACTGTTGCAAAGCGTATTCAGTTGAACGCGGGTCTGTGTAATCAAATCGTCCGACAAACCCGGTTTTAGGAAATCCGTTTCCTATTCCGCCTTTTATTGCTCGTTTAAAAGCGGAGACGGTCTGACTTAAAGTAAAAGCGGTTGCTTCCCAAGGAAAAGTATTAACAACCTGCTCAATGTTGCCCGTACTGATAGCCGCTTTGACTGCACTGCTAACCGAGGCATCACTTAAATCCGAAGTAGCGCTGTTAATTATCTGAACAACTTCTTTTTCATCCGGAGTTAACGGAGGTTGAGAGTTATCTTTAGAATCATCCTTTGCTTTGAATACAAAAGGCATTTATTCCACCATGTTCTCCGCTGGAGGCAATGATGCCTGTTCACGAAGATAAGCCTCTAAATCCGCATCAGGAGTTAATGCGCCTGCGCCAATAAGTTTTTGTACGAAGTTGCTGAGTTCGTTCAAATCAACTGAAGAAACTTCACCATAGGTTAGGAATGGAGCAAGTTCTGTATTCATTCCGTTTAACTTAAGGAGTCTAGGAATAGCATACTGATTCATAACTTCAGCAATTGACTTAGCAATAGCCTCAACGCTCATCGTCCATAGGTCCATCTTTTGTGAACCAAGAGCAAATGAGCCAACCTTTTCGTGACCAAGCAAAATAAAGTCAGATAGAACCGACATTGAAATGCGCTGGTCGTAACGCTGAATTACCTTGTCTGTATCAAACTGACGTGAGCCGCCGGATGAAAGAAGTTCAAGTGAGAACATTTCTTTTCCGTTTTCGTCATACATCATAGGGAAGATAACGCCCTCTTGTTCATTTCGTTTAATGTTCTGAACAATTTGAGTAATCTCAGCCAATACTGATTGTTGTGCCGCTGTTGCTCCAGAAGATAAATACTCAGGTGGAACTTTTGCAACGGGTAATCCTGCTAAATCGCGCTCGATACCAATTGCTTCAATTTCTTCAATACGGCGCTTGTAGTACCAAGGACGGAAACAGTTACGAAGTAATGAACGTCCTTCAGGATTGTTCTTATTCACGTTAGTACGGAATAGCAAACCTTTGTCAATAGGGATTTCACGGAAGCCGCCGCCTGCTGGGTCAATTTGACGATAGCCCTGAATTCCTCCTTCTTGGTCCATCATCCAATTGTTTAATGATTCTTGAGAGCGAATAGCAAACTTACGCCATCCAATTTTTCCGTCAGCATGTTTTGAATTGTACTTAGGGTCTTTTGAATCACCCTTGCGAATCTTATAAACAATTTCGTGGAAAGAGAAACCATAAACGAGCATAGAAAGAATTGAGGCAAGAGTTTGGTCCCATGAATCTGACATGTCTTCCATGCACTCATCAATAAAGTTTCTAACTTCTTCTGCTTCGGGTGAATCATCAAATGGGTCAATGCGCCATTCAAGACGAAGAACTACTTTTTCAATTGCGTAAAGGATTGAGCCAATTACCGGGTCGTTATCTGCCATCTCTCGATAGAC